TTGATGCAATACTTGTTTGTTACTGTATTGGTAGATATAGCTTTAAAGCCGTCGAGTTTACCCGTCATTTTTGATATGTGAACTAATGGAAAATTTGACATGTTAAAAAGAACCTCCGAAAGACATTAAACCAACTAGCAAAACATAACCGAATGTTATCATGCCTAGGGCGGTAAAAGTTGCAATGGTATATTTTGTAATAGCATCGTTGCGCTTGCGAGCGTTGCGGCGTTTTTGTGTTCTTGTGTAAACTCTAGACATTTTAGATAATCCTTTTATCAGTGTTGTTAATATAAATACGTTAGTAAACTAGGGGCTATATTGCAAGCCCCTTTTGGTTTTATCTTAAGTAGAATTGTTCTACTTGGGCAGTTGAGTCTTCACCTTCAATATATGTGATATATGGATTATCACTATCAATATTAAAATACTCGTTGCCATTTTGTTGAACATATTCTTTTGCCGCTTCTATTGCCCTTTTTTTACTACCATAAATTGCTAGTACCCCATCGTGATTCCCATATACTTGATATACATTAGCCATTTTAAATAATCCTTTTATCAGTGTTTTAAGTTATACCTATTCATAGCATATGATTCGTTTTAATGCAAGTAGAACAAACACAGAACAAGAAAATAATATAGGTCGCGGAACGAATCATGAACAAACGCTTGTCAAGGGGAACAAATCATAAACATGCAAAAATATATGTAGTTTTATGGGGTTGACACGCTGTAACGCCGCCGAATCAATTTTATATAGTAGCATAGCCTAGAGACCTAGAAGCCGTCAGAGGGGCTAATTTGAGCTTCTGAAACGCTATTGACTCGAATCGGGGTTTCGTGGTAGAATGGAGCGATGCCGAATCAAAACATACCTATGCACTGGACGCATAATAGATATGCAATAAACGCATAGATAATAAAAGTAGAACGAATCGTGAATCTAGGTGTCAAGTGTTATATTGTCACATATGCACTGAACGCATAACGGGTATGCAAAAATAACATGGCTAAGCTATTGCGAATCATTTGAATACATCGTATACAATAAGGACAATTAACGCTGATAAAAAAGGATAGCGCAAAATGACATATGATAAACTAGAAAACTTGATGAAACTACTTGATACTTTAAGAGTATATCATGAGGCAAGAATACATGATTTGCATAGTGATAATTTAACAATTAATAAGCAAGATGAATGTGACGAAAAAATAAAACGCGCTAAACAAGAAATATTTGAATTGTTCCAAGCAAAATAAATCAACCGCGCTAACTAGGGAGTCGCGCCCCTATATCATAAAATTAAGGGCTAGTTTTTTAGAACAAGGTCGCAAAAGGTGGAAGGATGGACTAAAACGAATCAGTTGCATTTATGTCACTGTTGCAAATATGTCATGTCAAGATGTAATTATGTCACTGTTGCAAAATTATTACGTTGCCAAAATGTCGCACCCCGTCCATAGAAATTATGCACCCGTCCGAGGAAATTATGCACCCGTCCGAGGAAATTATGGTTGACCCGTTCAGCGAAATCGTAGACCCGTCCGAGGAAATTATAGACTTGACCCGTCCAGTGAAAAGTGTTAAGGTGATTCGTATAGACCCGTTCAGTGGAAATAAGGATAGATAAAATGGAAATAGTAAGACAAAAATATGGTAGCCATGTAGACACTAGAGTCTATGTTGACTTGGGTTATGGTGAGATGGAAATAGACGTAGAAGATATAGAAATGGTTGACGGGGAACTATCAGCTATGGCTTACTGCCCCCAGAGGGAAATAGAATTATACGCAGATCATAAAGACTGTGAACGTGCATTAGCTAAGTTTGAAAAGGAGAATAGTAATGAGTGATATTTTAAGAAGAGTATATAGTGTTTGGGTCGATGGTAAGGAAGTAAATGACTATTGGTTAACATACCAAGAAGCATCAGATTTAGCTGACGAGTGTGTCAAGAATGGGCAATCGCCAATAATCGGTAACGCAGATTAGGATAAAGAACAATGATAATATTGGAGGACGAAATGAGTAAACAAAAACTAACAACTATGGGTGTGTGGATAGAACTACAAGAGCCTAGTGACGAGTACACTGCACAAGAGATAGTCGATAATGCTAACAAGATGCTTAACAAGTTAGGTATCAATGGAAACAGGTTTGCAGTTAGCAAAGATCGTAAGTATGGCGTACACTATTTGCACGTACAGTCGGATGGACAATTCTCATATCTAGAAGACCGAGGACATTGGTTTAATTTGGAATTTTTGGCTAGGGAGAATGAACAATGAATACTTACCATGTAGGGGTTACGATGTATAACTCTTTTTGTATTGAGGCTGATACAGAAGACGAGGCGAGGCAGAAGGTAAAAGATATGGAAGCTGTTGACATACTTTATGATGTAGATTTTAATATTACTTATACAGATAAAGAAAAGGATAATAACAATGGTTGAATATAGATTAAGAGTTGCAGATACAGAAGTGTATGAATGGACAAGTGAGGGTGAAGGTAATCATGTTCATAATGGTGGAGGGTTTATATTAGGACACTTTAAAAGCATTGATGATGCAAAGGTAGAACTAAATGAGTTCTTTGGTGGTGAGCCAGATTATGAAGCCCATGAGGGTCAGAACTTTGTGATCTGCGATAGGCTAGAAGATAAGTTTGGTTACATGGATAGTAAAGGTGATTATCTAGGTGTATATACTGTAGTGTTAGAAAAAATATCTATGGTATCATGGGAAGGAGAAATGGAAGGGACAGTAAAATGAGTGGAGATAAGATACCACCGATTGACCCTAAGACTGGGCAGTTTGTTAGACCCCTCGATGGAAATAAGGAAAAGGAAAGTAACATGAGTAAAATAGGGAATTATGTAGTCGAGCTAGAGCAGAACAAAGTATTCTGTATTAACTGTGAACAAGAGGTAGATCTCGAACAGCTAACAGACTTAGATATATGTGAAGAGTGCTACGAACAGCAAACCATAGACAACCAGTTGTTTTAAAAGGATAATAACATGAGCAGTAATGAGAATAAACATAAAAGAGATATGCGAATAAGGAGACAAATCTTTCCTATTTGGGAAGAACTAAGTGAGATAGAAAAAAGTCTATCTTGTTACAAGCATAAAGAGAAAGCCCAAAAGAAATTCCTAAAAGAACTATGTTGGTATTTAGGTGGAGCATACTTTGTATTAGAGGGTTTAGAGGATAAATAACATGAGCAGTAATGATGAGAATAAAACATATAAGGTTGCAGGTATAAACAAGGGAAAAGGAAAAGGCGTTACAGTTTTAGATGGACGTGAGAGGGTACTAGAAGAAGCTGAACAATCAGCTAAACTACTCACTGGAAAATATGCGTTAGAGAATAGTGTAGGCATATCTAATTTTGTTGCCTTCAATACTCACGCACTAACAATGCTACCACCATACAGTATTGACATGGAAGCAGAATGGAATTATGTAGTAGAACAAGAGGGGGATACCCCTTCAGTGGAAATTAATAAACAAGCAGAAGGAAGCATATAATGACTTTACCAACTAACATGGTTACTAATGTATTATCAGAGAACCAAAACAAGTTTATCACAGTTAAATTCTTAACTAAGGATAACGAGGAACGTACATACAATGGACGTATGAATGTAATAAAAGGTCTTAAGGGAAACGAGAGAGGCCAGATAGCGGCTGAAGCACTACGCAAGGCAGGGTACATAACACTGAAGACTAGCAAGGGCTACAAGTGCTTTAATGTAGATCGTGTGCTAGGTTTCGTAGCAGGTGGTCGTCGTATCTTTGGGCTAGGGACTGAGGTGTAATGCCACTACCCCGTTCAATGGAAATGGAGCTAATGGAGCTAGGCATACTCAAGAGTGATACAGAAGAACTTGAGAGTATAGCCGAGCAGACAGGCTTCTATGCATTAAGAGCCGAGACTGTAGCTTGGCATAACACACTAATAGTAGAAGGAGAGGTAATGTTCTAATGGGAAAGATAGAATTACATGGAGATTTCATGCTTACGAGCGATGTAATGAAAAGACTTAATGACATTATATACGCTAAAGAACCTGTAAAGGAAGCTATAGAGTTTAAGAGAGATATTATAGTAGAAGATATAGAAAGAAGCCATAAATGAGTTTAAGACCAATATTTTACTGCCCTGACTGTTTGAAAGAGGGCTTCAAGAATAAACTTAAAGTAACACATACAGAAGAATACTTTAAGTTAGGATACCCAAGTATAAGAAGACGTAAGAAGTGTCTATCTTGTGGATTAATAACTAGAACAATAGAAATGGAGTTACAAGACAATGAGTGATTATAAACCATATTACAGAACTGATAAGATGAAACAAGAGGAACTAAGAGCCGCTAAGTATGTAAGTATTTTATTTTTTACTATGGTAGCTTTCTCTTTCATAGGATTTGCTTTCGTATTAGTTAAAGCAATGTTATACACGACTGGATTATTCTTATGAACAACCAAGACATATTAAATATGTGTAAAAGGTTGGCTAGTAAGTATTACAATCATCAGGACTACGACGATATAGTTTCTGAAGGTGTTGTGTTATGTTTAAAGATGAGATCTGAGGGTATTACTGAACCCTACAAGTTATATTATAGTGCAAGAACAGCTATGTTCGAATACGTTAATGTAGGTCTATCTAAATTTAGCTACCCAAAAGGTAGAAGTGGTCGTGAGGCAGTACAGGAAGACACTACAACGTATGTAGACTTAGAAGACGTACAGATACCTGCTGAAGACTTGTTTGGCTCTTACGAACTAAAAAATGCTGTAGAGGCTCTAAAGAAACACTTAAGTAAAAGAGAGTGGGAAGTGTTTGTATGTTTACACAACAACAATAATAACTTTACCCATACTTCTAAGGTACTTGGGGTGTCTAAGCAAGCTATCGAACAGGCTATCAATAGAATAAAAAACAAGATTGTAACAATTTGTGATGTTGACATTTAACGAAATCAGACATTATAGATTAATACCTACATAAGTATTAACATAAGTTTTTTTTCTACAGCGTATAACGAATAAGAAAAAAGTCTTAGGAAAGAACATAAGTATGACTATAGTAAATGAAGATAACAACTTAAAGCATCAGCCCTGTCCTTTTGTGTCGTGTGGATCAAGTGACGCTTTTTCATATGAAACAGTAAAAGGTGTAGGATTCTGTCACTCTTGCGAAGGTAAGTATTCTCACAAATCTATAGGTTTGTACCCTTGGGCAGAAGATAAGTATCCTACTAATACAGAAAGAAACTATATGAACGTAACAGAGTTTACACCTAAAAGAATAGAAGACATTTCAGAAGGTAGGCATGAAGCCTTGAGGGGTGTAACTGCGAGTACCATGCAAGATTATAACGTACTCACATATGAAGACAGACAAGAGTACATATACCCGTCTGGGGGAATTAAGGTACGCAAACTAGGTGAGAAGGCTTTCTATACTAAAGGCAATTTTAAAGGTGATGAATTGTTTGGTATGAACCTATACCCTGCTGGTTGTAGTAAGATGGTTACAATAACAGAAGGGGAGCTAGACGCTTTATCTGCTTGCCAGATGATACAAAACCAATACCTTAATCCTGTAGTGTCGTTACCTTCAGCTACACCATCTAAGAAACTATGGGAAAACTGTAAGGAGTGGATAGGTAGCTTCGAGAAAATCATACTATCTGTAGATAATGATGATGCAGGGAATGCTGTAGCTGATCGTATGGCTAGATTATTCCCTAACAAAGTATATCGTATGCAACATGGTGAATATAAGGATGCAAATGATTTTTTACAGGCAGGGAAAACATCTGAGTTTAAAAGGATGTGGTGGATTCCTACTAAGCATACACCAGAGAATATACTTAACACGTCTGAGCAATTCTTAAAGTTATACGATGAAACTCCAGAGCATGTATACTACAAGACAGGTATCGAGGCGTTAGACGATAAGATATTAGGTCTGATGCAGGGTCACTTCACAGTATTTAAAGCACCTACAGGCATAGGTAAGACTGAGCTTATGAGGTACATGGAATACAGTATGTTACAGCAAGATATACCTATTGCCGCATGGCACTTAGAGGAGACTAAATTAAGGTCACTGCTAGGTCTTGTGTCGTATGAGGCAGGTGACAACTTAACAAGACGTGACTTGATAGAAGAAAAGCAAGCGGATAACGTTGTACGAGATGCTATAGGTAAAATAACTAAAGATGAAAACTTCTACCAGTTTTACTTAGGTGATGGTCAAGGTGCAGACGAACTCATAGATCAGATAAGATTCTTTAGTCAGGCTTGTGATTGTAAGTTTGTATTCTTTGAACCTATACAAGATGTAGTTGTAGGAACATCAGAAGATAGTAAAGAATCTATGTTAGCTGATTTATCTATACGACTATCTAAGTTAGCCGCAGAACTTAATGTAGGCATTGTAACCATTGCCCATACCAATGAAAACGGAGATCCAAAGTATTGTAAGATGATAGGACAACGTGCGTCTGTTATCATAGACCTACATAGAGATAAGGAAGCTGACAATATGGAAGAGCGTAACACCACTTACTTGAAGGTAGAAAAGAATAGACCTTGTTCAGAAGAAGGGCAAGCAGGTAGGTTATCATTTGATTTAGATACATTTATGTTAACGGAGATAAAGTAATGAGTATATTTGATATAGAAACAGATGGGTTTAACCCCACAAAGATACACGTCTTATCTTACACAAATGAAGAGGGTGAGATACAATCTACTTTTGATTATGAAGAAATGAGAACATTCTTTCTAAACGCTGACACAGTAATAGGTCACAACATTGTTAGGTATGATGTACCTGTAGTAGAAAGAATACTTGATATAAAGATAGATGCTAGGATTATAGATACCTTACCTTTAGCTTGGTATATAAATCACAACTTACAAAAGCATGGACTAGCGCAGTATGGTGAAATGTATGGTGTACCTAAACCTAAGATAGATGATTGGCAAAACCTAAGTCCAGAAGAGTACCAGTACAGGTGTGAGGAAGACGTTAGAATAAACGTCAGGTTGTGGCGTGATCTAGATTTAAAGCTAAACAAGCTATACCCCGTCAGTGGAAATAAGGATAAACTTGTTGACTACATGACCTTCAAGATGGAGTGTGCTAGAGAGCAAGAGACCCTTCAGTGGAAATTAGACATAGGTAAAGCAGAAGGTTACTTACAAGAGTGGGAGAAATTAAAGGCAGAGAAGACAGAACTTCTTGCTGATGCCATGCCACGCAAAATTATTACAGCAGTGCGTAATAGACCAAAGGTTATGTATAAGAAAGATGGATCTCTGTCGTCTAATGGAGAGAAGTGGGTTGCATTATGCAAGGAACAGAAACAACCTGATACTACTTTATCTTTGACAGTCAAGACAGGGGAAGAGAGAGCTAACCCTAGTAGTACAAGTCAGATAAAAGATTGGTTGTTTTCACTAGGTTGGAGACCTCGTACATTTAAGTATATGACTGATAAGACAACAGGGGATACGAGGAAATTAGAGCAAGTGCGTAAGGATGCAGATTTATGTAAATCAGTAAAGAAACTAGCAGATGTAGAACCTTCTATTAATCTACTTGATGGTCTATCTGTTTTATCCCATCGCATAGGTGCTATTAAAGCTATGGTTAATGCACAAGTAGATGGTTATGTGCAAGCTAACATTGCAGGTCTAACTAACACTCTCAGGTTTAAACATGCCAAGCCTCTCGTTAACTTACCTGCTGTAGATAAGCCTTATGGTAAAGAGATAAGAGGCTGTCTAACTTGTCCAGAAGGCTATACATTATGTGGTGCTGATATGACCTCACTAGAGGATACGACTAAACGTCACTACATGAAACCACTAGACCCTGAGTATGTAGAAGAAATGTCTAAAGAAGGTTTCGACCCACACTTAGACTTAGCCAAACACGCAGGTGTTATTACACAACAAGATATAGATAAGCACAACAGTGGTGAACAATCCTTAACACCCCTGCGTAAAAATTATAAAGTAGTTAACTACAGTGCTACTTATGGTGTTGGTGCTTCTACTCTATCTCGTAATACTGGAATGAGTTCTAAGGACGCAAAGAAGCTCCTAGAAGCCTTCTGGTCACGTAATTGGTCAGTCTATAAGGTGGCCAGTACAGCCCGTACAAGGGACTTATTTGGCTCTACATGGCTATACAATCCTGTATCAGAATTTTGGTACAGTCTCAGGAGTGATAAGGATCGCTTCTCTACATTAAATCAAGGAACAGGAGTATTTTGTTTTGACAGTTGGGTATCTCTATGTCGTAGCTACGGAATTAAAACCATCGGGCAATTCCACGACGAAATTATTGCAATCGTATCAGAAGGAGAAGAAGAACAAA